ATAATAAAGAACACGATGTAGTTATCATTAGTAGAACAGGTGAAATAGGTGAGATATATGAAATACAAAATCTAAAAATAGCATTACCAAAAGCTAAAGATATACATAAGTTCGATAGTGATAAATGGGAATACACAGAGTATCCTAAGGAATTAAAAAAAATAAAGTCTGTATTTGATTGGGAGGAATACCCATTAGACTTTAAAGAAAAATGGTATGATTACATCGATAATGAGTTCACCCGCAGGGAAGAAGGCTTTTGGTTCTATAATAAGGATGTGGCTACTTACGTTACTGGTTCTCACTATATGTACTTGCAGTGGAGCAAAATTGACGTTGGGCAACCAGACTTTAGGGAATCAAACAGATTATTCTTTATATTCTGGGAAGCTTGTAAAGCTGACTCACGATGTTACGGAATGTGCTATCTTAAGAACCGCCGTTCGGGATTTTCATTCATGTCTTCCGCAGAGGCCGTCAATAATGCGACAATTACATCAGATGCACGGTTTGGCATATTGTCAAAGTCTGGTCCTGACGCTAAGAAGATGTTCACAGACAAGGTTGTACCAATATCGGTCAACTACCCCTTCTTCTTCAAGCCAATCCAGGACGGTATGGACAGGCCGAAGACAGAGCTTGCATACAGAGTCCCTGCGACAAAATACACAAGGAAGAAGCTCGAGAGCAACGAGACACTCAGAGAACTTGACGGGCTCGACACAACGATCGACTGGAAAAACACAGGTGATAACTCGTACGACGGGGAGAAACTAAAACTACTTGTCCACGATGAAAGTGGTAAGTGGGAAAAACCTAATAACATTTTAAACAACTGGCGAGTTACAAAAACTTGTCTTAGATTAGGTAGTAGAGTTATTGGCAAATGTATGATGGGATCAACAAGCAACGCTCTTGATAAAGGAGGTGATAATTTTAAGAAACTATATAACGACTCAGATGTTACAAAAAGAAACGCCAATGGACAGACTCGTTCGGGATTATATAGTTTGTTCATACCTATGGAATGGAACTACGAAGGATACATTGATTCTTACGGGATACCTGTATTCGCTACGCCAAAAAAACCTGTCACAGGACCACAAGGTGAAATAATCGATTTAGGTGTGATAGAATACTGGGACAACGAAGTAGATGGACTTAAACAAGATCAAGATGCTTTAAATGAATTTTACAGACAGTTTCCTCGTACGACTAAGCATGCTTTTAGAGATGAAACAAAAGAGTCTTTATTTAATCTAACTAAAATATACGAACAGATAGATTTTAATGAAGACATGAGAAATTCAATAAATATTACTCAAGGTAGCTTTCAATGGAAAAATTCAGAACAAGATACAGAGGTTATATTTGTTCCAAATAAAAATGGTAGGTTTAATATTAGTTGGGTACCACCGACCAATATTCAAAATAGACGTTACCAAAAACACGGTACTAATTATCCTGGTAACGAACATATGGGTGCTTTCGGATGTGATCCATATGATATATCAGGAACAGTTGATAAAAGAGGTTCTAAAGGATCTCTACACGGTTTAACTAAGTTTTCAATGGAAGATGCACCACCAAATCATTTTTTCTTAGAATATATTGCTAGACCACAAACAGCTGAAATATTCTTTGAAGATGTACTTATGGCTTGCGTATTTTATGGTATGCCAATATTAGTAGAAAACAATAAACCTAGACTTTTATATTATCTAAAAAAAAGAGGGTATAGAGGTTTCAGTATGAATAGACCTGATAGAAAATATAATAAATTGTCTGTAACTGAAAGAGAATTAGGTGGTATACCTAACTCTAGTGAAGACATAAAACAAGCTCACGCTTCTGCTATAGAAACATATATAGAAACATTTGTAGGATTAAAAGAATCTGGTTATGGTGATATGTATTTTCAAAAAACATTAGAAGATTGGGCTAAATTTAATATAAATAACAGAACAAGTCACGATGCTTCTATCAGTTCTGGTTTAGCTTTAATGGCATGTAATAAACATAGGTATTCACCTGTAAATAAAATAAAACTACAACCTGTTGATTTAGGAATTAAACGATACGACAATAGGGGAACTTCATCAAAAATAATAAGTTAAATGAATATATATACTAACTCAAATAGCGCTTTTCCTAGTCAAGTAGTAAGTGATGCTGAAAAAGCAAGCTGGGAATATGGCAGTCAAGTTGCTATGGCTATTGAAACTGAGTGGTTTAAATCCGGTAGAGTTAATGGTAACAGATACTTAACAAACTGGAACAACTTTAACACTTTAAGACTTTACGCTAGAGGTGAACAACCTATACAAAAATACAAAGATGAATTATCTATAAACGGTGATTTGTCTTATTTAAATTTAGACTGGAAGCCAGTACCTATTTTATCTAAATTTGTAGATATAGTAGTAAATGGTATATCTCAAAAAGCTTACGAAATAAAAGCTTACGCGCAAGATCCTAGTTCTGTTAAGAAAAGAACTTCTTATGCTAGTAAAATATATGAAGATATGCTAGCTAAAGAATATATAGAAAATATAAAAAATGTTCTTGGTATAGATTTATATCAAACACCAAACCCTGATATAATACCAGAAACAGAAGAAGAGTTAGAACTACATATGCAGTTGGGCTATAAACAATCTATTGAAATAGCAGAAGAAGAAGCTATTACTACTGTTTTCGCTCAAAACAAATATGATCTTATACGTAGAAGATTAAATATGGATTTAGCAGTGTGTGGTATTGCTGCTGCTAAAACAGGTTTTAATACAGCTAATGGTATAACGGTAGACTATGTTGATCCAGCTTATATGGTTTATTCATATACAGAAGATCCTAATTTTCAAGATATATATTATGTAGGTGAAATAAAATCAATAACTATACCTGAACTTAAAAAAGAGTTTCCAGATATATCTGAAGATGAGTTAAAGAAAATACAGGAGATGCCTGGAAATAGACAGTACATAACTGGTTGGGGTGGATATGATGAAAACACTGTACAGGTTTTATACTTTGACTATAAAACTTATCATAATCAAGTATTTAAAATAAAACAAACAGATCAAGGATTAATGAAAGCTATCGAAAAGCCTGATACATTTAATCCGCCCGAAAGCGATATGTTTGAAAGAGTATCTAGGTCTATAGAAGTATTATATAGTGGCGCTAAAGTACTAGGTACTGATACTATGCTTAAATGGGAATTAGCAGAAAATATGTCAAGACCATATGCTGATACTACTAAAGTTGAAATGAATTATTGTATATGTGCACCTCGTATGTATAAAGGTAGAATTGACTCACTAGTTAGTAAGTGTATTGGTTTTGCCGATATGATACAAATAACTCATTTAAAACTACAGCAAGTATTATCTAGAATGGTGCCAGATGGTGTATATTTAGATATGGACGGCTTAGCTGAGGTTGACCTTGGTAATGGTACTAACTATAATCCAGCTGAAGCACTTAATATGTATTTCCAAACTGGTTCTATTGTAGGTAGATCACTAACTCAAGACGGTGAAATCAACAGAGGTAAAGTACCTATTCAAGAACTACAGAGTAGTAGTGGTGGTGCTAAAATACAAAGTTTAATAACTACGTATCAATATTACTTACAAATGATACGTGATGTAACAGGACTTAATGAAGCTAGAGATGGTAGTCTTCCTGATCGTAACACTCTTGTAGGATTACAGAAACTAGCCGCTAGCGCTTCAAATACAGCTACTAAACATATTAATCAGTCTAGTTTATATATAACTCTTAAAGTGTCTGAAAACATATCTTTAAAAATAGCAGATGCACTAGAGTTTCCATTGACAGCTGAATCTCTTAAAAATTCTATATCTACTTTTAACGTAAAAACATTAGAGGAAGTATCGGATTTAAATCTGCATGATTTTGGTATATTTCTAGAGCTAGAGCCTGATGAAGAAGAACAAGCTAAGTTAGAGCAAAATATACAAGTAGCTTTACAAAATGGTGGAATAGATCTTGATGACGCTATAGATATTAGACAAATAAAAAATCTTAAACTTGCTAATCAAATGCTTAAAATAAAGCGTAAGAAAAAGCAAAAAGAAGATATGGCTATACAGCAGTCTAACATACAGGCTCAAGCTGCTGCTCAAGCTGAAACAGCTGAAAAAACAGCAATGGCTGAAGTTCAAAAGCAAGAAGCTATTAGCGGATCTAAAGTTCAATATGAGCAAGCTAGAACTCAAATGGAGATACAAAAAATGCAAGTTCAAGCTGAGTTAGATGCTCAAAAGTTACAAATGCAGCATAAGCTTAATATGCAGTTAAAACAACTAGAAGTTCAAGCGGCTCAGCAGAAAGAAGCTCAAATAGAAGATCGAAAAGATAAGAGAACTAAAATACAAGCAACACAACAAAGTGAAATGATAAGTCAAAGAAAAAACGATGGCTTACCTATAGACTTTGAATCAGATCCTAATATGGGGATAAGCGCGTTTATGTAAACGCTATTTAATTATTTAATTATATTATATTATGTCAGAAGTAAAAACAAATGAACCTGTTAAACAGGAAGGTGAGTTTAAATTAAAAACAAAAAAGAAAACACCTAAAAAA